CCTCGTCTCTAGCTGGAACACATACGCCAACTGTTATACCCATTAGATAGTACCCCTATAAACTTTCCATTGTGCATTATCGGAATCATTGAGCCATCGAGCAAACGCTACATCATCAACGATATTAAACCCTCTCATAATCCCTTTTTTATTCAAGTCATCAATGACTGTAAAAGGAATACGAGCTACGTGGTGTAATTCGTTAATATGTCCTCGTCGTTCTTTGTCTGCCTCTCTGATATGGTTGTTACTCTCAATAATCTCAGTAACATCCTGTTTAGTCTCGATGATTAAGCCACCATCACCGTCCGCGTGTACAACTTGTTGTCTATAGGTCATAAATCCTCGTAAATGCCCCCAGAGACGAATCCCTAGGGGCTATTCAATTACAGAGCCATATTCAAGTCAGCAACGATACCGTGAGCGGCTTCGTTCTTAACTTCCAGCGTAACTTCAACCAAAACCTGAGTCTTGTCAGAGTCACCAGCTTTTGCAAGCTCGTTAGTCTGGAATGGACGCAGGTAAGCCAAAGCAGCGTACTCAGGATCAAGGATCAGAGCATCGCGTGAACGCATGAAACGGTTAGGAACAACACTCATTGAACCGAAGTCCGACAAGTAAACGTCAGCAGCACCAACGATAGTAGCTTGTGAGCCACCGTTACCACCATTGACGTTATAACGATAAGCTGACAGACCTGTGAAGCTAGATACTTTCTGCTTACCAGTAGCACCAACCATCAGAATCTTAGGTACGCCACCCGAAGCAAATACCTCAGCAACTACTGATTTCAGCAGAGTCTCAGTAAATGTACGTGTGTTACCGTCTGTACGAGTCGATACACCGATAGTTGTAGGATCAGCACCGTTAGTCTGAGCGTCAGAGTTGGTTTTGATCCATGACAGCAACGAACCCATCTTACGAGCAGTTGAGTTAGTTGTACCAGCAGTACGACCTTGATTGCTCAACAGGATAGTTTCCAAGTCACGCTTGAGTTCTTGCGAAGCTTTAGCCAATTGATAAGCCTTCTCAGACTTACGACCAGCCTTGTTAACTGCATCCAGAGTTCCAGAGACTTTGATAGTCTTTTGCAGAATCTGAGTGTAGTTACCCAAGCGAGTTGTTGGTGACAAAGTAGCGTCAGAAGCATCAGCACCTTCAACAGCAGCGTTAGCCGTAGTTGCAGCAGCCAATGAGTCAGTTTGCCACTCGTGATAAACAGCAGTAGCCTTAGTCTTGCCAATAGAACTCATGAATGGAGTTTCTGTAGGCGAAATATCATAAATTACATCGGTCAAATCTTCACGCTGACCAATTGCGTCATAAGCATTATAAATTGCCATGATTCAATCCTTTATAAAAATCGTTCAAATACACTTGCTGCATCTCGTGGACTACCACTAGACTTAACTCGTGCCTTTAGTTTCCTAATTTCTTCAGCATTACTATCTCTAGGTTTGCTTACGCCTGACTTAATCGCTTTAGGAGCCTCCGTAACCTTCTTGGTTATAGCTGGCTTACTAGCAACTAACTTGTCGTATTGCATTGCCTTATACAGAGTTAGTACAGCCCGACTATCATAGACAGCCGCTAATTCTTGGTCTGAGAACCCGATCTGCTTACCAAAAGCGCGAATATCATTTCTGATAGCCTCACCCTTAGCAGGATCAGTAAACTCAGGGATAAAGCTAGACAATTTCTGCATTTCCTCAGCCACTACGGACTGCATCTGTGCCTGTCTATCCTGCTCCTGTTGCTGTTGGATTCGACTCCGTTCAGCTTGTACAGCAGCTAGTTGCTTCTCTCTCTGAACCATCTCTGCAACCTTGACAGAGTATCCAATAGGATCAGTCTCTTTCAGGTATTCGAGATTTTCCTCTTGCTGAGGCTGTAGCATTTGCTCAATCATCTCAAGTCTCTGCGCGTACGTATCACGCATTTGCTTGGCTTCTTGAACAGCTTGACGCTCTGCCTCTACGGCTTTGCGCTCCTCAGCTACTGCTTGCGATTTCTTGGTGTAATCCGTGCCAAGTTGATAAGACTTGATAAGCTCATCAAGCGTTACCTCACGTTCTTCTCCGGCTGCTTTAACCAGATACGTAGGCTGCTCTTGCTCCTCACCGTCATCTTCCTGTTCTACCTCAGACTCATAATCATCTGATTCGGCCTCGCTTTCGTTAGCTTCTGAAGCGGATTCTGGTTGTTCCTTTTGGGAGCCATCTTCACGTTCCATCATGCTCAAGAAAGCGTTAGCTGCACCTTCTACCGTTAACTCACCACTACCTTCCGGTGTCGTGTTCTGAGTATCGCTCATTTATGTTTCCTTAATTATATCGCCAACCGGACGATTCGGACTACAAAATCTTTAACTTTTTTTCGTCAATGATCTTCTGATCTGCCAATCCTTGAATGTAGTTATCAATGGATTCTAAGACTCTAAGACGTAGATACGCTTCCTCGCGTGTCTCTATATCTCCATAGCCGCTATTCAAAAACTTAGCTATCTCCATACCTCTAAGTTCCTCCATCATATCGATGAAGTAATCGTCTCTTAGTAAGTTATTAGCCCAGTCTGATTTCTTCACGCCATACCTTTAGTCAATGTACCAAGTTCACGTAATGCTTTAAGCGTTAACTCTGCTTGCTTATTCTTCGTAGCCTCATCAGCCAAGTCCATAGCCAATACAGCTTGTAATTGCTTAACTGCTAACTCAGCTTCTCTAATGCGAATCTCAGCAGAATCACGCTGATTCTTCATCTGCATCTCTATACCTTTACGGGTATATTCGGCTTCGAGTGTTTGCTTCTCAAGATCAAGTTTTGCCGCATCGATCTGAGCTTTAGCCTGAGTCTTTTCTCTTTCAACCTGAGCCAGCATCTCAGCAACCTGTGCCTGTGCGTCCGGAGTAGGTGGTTGTGGTTGTGATAAAGCAGCATTTTGCTCCGGTGTGATCTCATTCATGAACTCGTTAGCATCTTTGAAACCTGCAGATTCAATGAACTTCGCTAGAGTATTGCGGTATTGACCGATAGATACCAATGGATTAGATGGACCATATTGCTGAATGATCTGCTCTTGCTTAGCCAAAATCATCTGAATCATAGCTAGCTTCTGCTCTCTGTCACCTGAGCCTAAGCCAACATTAACGCTAATGTCGTACTGGTTAGCCCATGTTCTAGGATCAAATGTCACGTATTTACCACGCATGCGAACGATACGAGGCTTGTCCTGATACTTGCCTAATAGATGCAAGATGCCTTTAAATAGACTCTTTACGCCTGTCTCAGCAAAGATACGAGCGATTAACTCTAGCTTGCCCGAACCTGATTTCATCATGGCAGCCACAGCCGTAGCCGTAACATTATTCAATACGTCTGGATCAAGTCCTGATTGAGCATCACTAACGCCAGTTCTCTTAGCCTGAACTGCATCCAAGTATTCCAGCATTGGCATAGCTTGACCGAACGTACTCTGCACCGTTAAAGGAACCAAAGCATTCGGATTCTTCATGCGGATAACGCCACCCGGAGTAGCATTAAGCAAGTCATCTAGGTTGACCTGACCATCTACCGCACCTACTCGATTGTTGTTAGTTAGATACAGATTGTCTAGGCTTTGTCGTGTAATCGTGGACTTCTGTAGTTGAATATCCATCGTCCGATCTGCCAGCGATTGACCGAAGAACTTATGCGGAATAGGTATAGGACAGATAGAGTGGAATGGAACATAGTCTGTTTCTTCGTCCTCAAGTATTTCTGATCCGCAATAGACAATACGGCGTAACTCAGCAATACCGTCATCATCCTCATCAATACGTATATAGCACTCATACACCTCTAGCACCTGCATAGAGAAGTCTAGGCTTGAATTTTGATCTGGCTGTTCACCATTAGGGAAGCGAGCAATGCGCTCAGGGCTAAACTCAAGATCGTTATATGTTGGCAATTCATCAACAATATCCTGATCGTAGCCAATAGCAATCAACTCTGAACGAGTCATCAAACGACGATGCGCTACGAAGTTGGCCTCCTCGATATTACGAGCAGACTTGGATATTAGGAATTCCTCAGGAGGAACATTCTCAATCTTTACTTGACCTGATTCTTTAGTACGCTGAACATAGACTTCGAACTTAGGGACTTGTACAACATTGCCCATCATGTCCGACATTTCCGTATATTCTATTTCCTGCTTGACAACCTTTAGAGTCTGATCCGATAGCAATAGAGCCAGTTCATCCTCTGATAGATTCTTGTATTCTTCCTTAGTTACGTCTGTTTTCTCATCCCAATATGATTTGACTATGCCTACCTTTTGCAGCAGAGCATCTTTAAACCAGTTATGAAGAATAAGCATCCCATCATTGTCACGATAAAAAGCCCAATTACAATAGTCGGTAGCCTGTTTAGCTGATTCCTCATCATTCGGACTCTTAGGTTCAAAATAGACAATATCCTCTGTTGTGGTGAACACACGCATTAGCTGCGGGAGAGACCCATCTATTGCTTCGGCTACTTCTCCGGTTACGATCTGGCTGCGACCTTCTTGCTCATTACCGTAAGGATAGCGTAAGTAATACTCTAATGCCCGTTTACGATCTTCGGTAGTCTCTGTGTCCAGATAGCCAATAGCATTATCAATTTCATTCTCGATAATGCCTTTTACTTTGCCAGCGTCCATCATAATGCGTTCCTCTTAGGATTTTCGCAATTATACAATCCATTTTGTGTTAATGGGCAAATCTGACTGCCATGAAGTCTCGTCTTGGTCAAGACTTATCGCCAAATAACGAAAGGAATCACTCGAATGACTGCTCCAGTCGTGTAGCGGCTTGTCGTAGAACACTTGCTGACGCTCGTTATACTCTCTACGGTAGTTCCTGAGCGCATCCAGACCTGCTTTAGTCTTATGATCGAACCAGCATTGCGGCAGTAGCCTTCTAACGGCTTGAATACCGTCTGCAACCGATAATCTAGGAGCGACTGTTATATCCAGTCCAGCTTCTTGCAAAACCTCTTTACGGCTCTTTCCTGTACCTAGCTCTCTGACTTCGACGTCATGAGGCAAGAACTGCGTGTAGCCTTCGTAGCCGTTATCTTTGAGCCAGCGTACATACCAGTCCAGACCGACTCCGTGGTTTTCGACGAAGTCAATAAGCCGAACTTCCTTGCCCACCGTCTGACATATCCAGATACTTGTCGAATCACTAACACCGAGATCCCAAGCAGCATAAGACTTACACAGATCATCACGCTCAATGGTAGTGATTCTATTCTTCGCTTCGAGATCGTTAATAATCTTGCCATAATAACTTCCTTGAATAGCGGCATCAAAGGAACATTCAAATTCCTGAAAATACCTATCGTCACCCATCTCTTTACGAGCAGCCCAGAGTTCTTTTTCTGGAATAATGTTTGTTTCACTAGCTTTGAACTCAACCAAAGCCCAATCTTCTGACTTTGCGGCTCTATCTTTAAAATCTTTAAAGTGGTTATTGCCTTTAGGAGTACCAATAAACAAAGCCCAACCTAATCGATCAGACAATGCAGGTCTAAGCACCTCGTTCCAGACTTTAGGGTTCATATCCCCAACCTCGTCTAAAACCACTCCGTCACAGTAAGTTCCTCTGAGCGAGTCTGCGTTATCTGCCCCATGAAGCGATATACGCCTACCCCAGAAGTCCACCCTAAGTTCAGATATGTTGACTGTTGCGCCTAATGGTCTTGTGTACTTAACCAAGTAATCAAAAGCGATTCTT